CAAGCGCATTCACGACGCGCTTCATTGGATCAACTTCCCTATCCTTTGTCGCATACATTTCTTTCACTGAGATCGGCGTGCCCTCATATCTTGCAAGATCGCCCTCGCTCGCTTTCTCACTGCGCATACGATTCTGAAAGTCTTTGTTAACCCACAGGGCCGCGAGTCGATAGGTCTCTTCAAGACTCACGTCAAAGACATAGACGAACTTCAGTTGATATCTCTGAGCGTCCTTGTCTTTTTTCCAACAGTGCTCGACAACAGCTTTCTTGTTCGGAATGTCGATCACTACGCCGCGTGAACCGCTTTCGCCATCAAGTATCTTTTTCATCTCTGCATACTCTCTCTAATTACACTGAGCATTATTGCTCAGCGCTTCTCGGTACAGCTCACTTTGTTAAAGAGCGTCGCGCTCTTAGAGCGCTTTATCTTTAGTGTTCATCTCTTTTCCCTCTCTTTTATTTACCCTCTTTCTCTCTCTCTTGCATTAACAGTATAGTTCACTATCGCACTATTGCAACTATCGTACGATAAAAAAACGTGACAATTTCTCATCTATGTTGCACTGCATCATGCCTAGCTGCGAAGCAGCTGCGTCTCTTTTGTGCGACAACGCCCCCGCTGTGTCTCTCCTGTGCGACGGAGTCGCGACCCCCCTCCCCCGGGGTACGCACGGGGTATTTGACAGGGGTTTATATGCGGACCTAATTTTGAACGAATGGTCCTACTGTAGCGCTTCGCAGCACCTGCTTCACAGCACCTGCTTCGCAGCAGCTTCACAGCAGCTTCACAGCAGAATGGTCTTGAAGAAGCGTCGCTGCACAGCGGCTCGGGAGTAGAATAAAGCTATGTCGCGCTGCAGCTACAGCTGCTTCGCAGGCTTTGCAGAAGGAGGCCACCAGATGAGCTATCTATGGGAGAGTGAGCGACTTCGTCGCGAGGCGCGGCGCCTGACGGGGGTGAGTGATGAGGGATGTGGAGTTGTGGAGCGGGGATCGTGCAGCTTCGCTGCAAAGAGGGGCGAAGCCTCTGAAGAAACTGAGCGCGAGGCATCGGCAGATCATAGCCCTGCTGTTGCAGGGTTGGTCGAATAATGACGTTGCGGAGTTGTTCGGCATGACCCCGTCGCGTATCTCAATTGTGAGGAATGATCCCCTTGTGAGGGAGGTCATGGGGAGGCACCTTGAGGACGCTGATGCGAGGATTGGGACCTTGATGCCCGCTGCGATTGATGCCGTTCGGGAAGGCCTGAGCACTGAGAGGGAGCGCATGAAGGCAGCTGAAATGGTCTTCCGAATGAATGGCAAGTTTAAGGATGGGGATTCGCGGGAAGCGGTGGCCACAGCTGAAGACGTCGCGAGGCAGATTATTCAGGTTCGCGGGGGAGAGGTCACCATTGCGACGGAGTTTCGAGCTCCGCAGCTTCGCGATACAGGGGACCCCGCGGAACGCGGAGGTAGTGGCGGGGCCCCCACCCCGAACGACGATTAAATTAGCGCTGGGGCTGCGCCCCGGGAGTGATCAAAGATGGCAATTGTGATCCTGGCGGCGACGACTAGTGCAGCCAATTCAAGTGAATTCCGAGTGCGGGGCGGCAACGATAAGGTCACCATCGTGGCGGACCCCCCTCTCGCTGGCGCTGAACAGTGCGACCTCGATCTGTCAACCGATGGGGGTACGACGTGGTTGAGGATGCAGGACGGCGTTCTCACGGCGACCATTGCCGAGCGCAAGTTCGTGCTGGCGGACCCCGGCCACTACCGCGTCGCCAAAGACGTGACGGCCTCGGCGACGGCTCTCAAGCTCGAAGGTCGGTGCAAACTGCTATGATTCTTTTTAAGGTGGTCCTATGGTTAACCTACGCCCAGCTGTTGGGGAGGGTCCTCCTCAGCCTTTTTCTGCGTCAGTGGTGACCCTCGTGCCCCCGACCACTGCACAGCTGGAGGAGCGCCTTAAAGGCCACGAAGACATCTGTCTTCTTCGCTACGAAATCCTCTGTAAAAGACTCTCGCGGATCGAGAGAATCTTAATTGGCACGGTAGCCTTCATCATTCCCGCACTCTTGGCGATACTCGCTAAGGTTGTGATCGGAATATGATCACTGGTGCGAAGCACCACTGGAGACTTAAAATGAAACTCCCCGTAATTCTCACCCTCGCTCTCAGCGCTCTGCTGCTCATTGGCTGCACAGGATACGCTTCCTCCCCCCAGTATGCTGCACAGCAGGAACGTCTTTGGGGATCCCCCCTCAGTGATGATTCTGGTCCCGAGCCTGAGGTCGTCGTTGAGGTTGACCCCGTTCTGTAACCATCACGAAGTCGATGCCCACTTAGGAGCCTCCATCATGGCAAACGCACTATTCACCTCCTACAAAGTCAACATGCTTGGTGGAGGCACTCGCGTCGATATCGACGCTGATACTATCTCCGCCATTTTCGTAGACCATGCAGATGACACTCCTGCCCCTGCGACGGACGATTTCATGGATGATATCTTGGCTGCCGGCCAAGTCCCCGGATTCGCTTCTGGCCCCGCTCTCGCATCGAAGACCACTACCGGTGGCGTATTCGATGCCGCTGACACAGTGTTCACAGCCCTGAGTGGCGACCAAAGCGAGTCCCTTGTGCTCTTCAAAAATACAGGCACCGACACCACCAGCGACCTCATGGTCTTCATCGACACAGCCACCGGCCTCCCACTCACCCCCAACGGTGGCGACGTCACAGTAGTGTGGGATAGCGGAGCTAACAAGATATTTGCCTTGAACTGAGGTCGTCTGATGGATAAGTCAATTCGCATAAAGCAGGAGGGCTCCCACGTCCTGCTAATCGTCAACGGGATTCTCATAGCAGAACTTCCTCATGACGCAGCACACCGTGTGGGCAAAGCCCTCATGAGCAGCGCCAAGCTCGCAGAGGAGTGGGCCAACCCCCTCCCCCTCGTAGCTGACCAGGCCCTCGCCTTCCGCTGCGGTCTCCCCTTTGGCCTCACCAACAACGTGAAGATTATCGAGGAGGCCAAACAAAGCGCCCTCTATGATCGCGACCTCCGCCGCTACATACGAGGCACCCCAACCAAAATACATATCGGGACACCAGGAGTCCACCAACATGTCAATACAGATGAACCCTGAAGATGAGCGCACAGTCCGTAGCCTGCGCCTTCGCACCACCGCAATCGCCAAGCGTCAGGAAGGCCTGCGGGCCGAGCTAAAACGCCTCAACGAGGCTATCACCTCTATTGAGGATAAATACCGCGAGGCAGCACGATGCAATCGGCCAGAGTTAAACCAAACCCTGAGGATGGGCTAACCGCCATTCGCTTCGAGCTTGGGCTGTCAGACGAGAATGCTGAGGCCCTCTTCAGTGACCCTCTAATAGCTCGCCTCGGGGGGGATGACAACCCAGTTAGGCCAATGTTCCAAGATTACTGGTACTACGCTAGCTGCTTCTGGGAAGACGTATTTGTAGGAGCCTTCCTAATCATAGACTTTTCGCCCTATGAAAAAGAGGTGCATGTCTTCCTCCAACGCAAAGCAGCTCCAATAGCCCCGATACTCTTTCAGCACGGGATCTGGTCCCTCTTCCAAGACCCCCTCACGCAGCGTATCACGGGGTGGGTTCCAGAATTTCTCCCTGACAGTATCCACAAAAATGAGTCCAGGCTGGGGTTCAAGATCGAGGGGAGGAAGCGAGCCGCAGGTCGTCGAAATGGCATACCGTATGACATAATCCTCATGGGGCTAACCAGAGAGGATTGGGAGGCAAGGCAGCCCACAGCGTAGGAGATTCCCCAATGAGCCACGTTTATGAAAAGGCCGAGTACACCGCCGCTTATGGGGCGTTCCTCCGCTACCCGAACGGCATTAGGCTTGCGAACTACAAGGGCCCGGAATTTCCAGGCACGCTTGAGGGCATACTCCCACCCGTCACCGTGCGCTTGCACTACCACCCACTTACACAGCGCCCAGCGGCGTCTCAAAGAGCGGATAGCATTCTGTCGTCTTATCCTATTACGAATACGGATAAAGTCATCGTTTTCGGCTGCGGCTTCGGCTGGCTCTGCGAGGCGCTGATAGCTAAGACTGGCTGCGTCTGCACAGGTCTCGAACCCTCCCAATATGTAGCAGCGAATAAAGGTCTGAGCGCCGACGACGAACTCATCGAATCTATAGTGGCTAGCGGCCTAGATCATACCAGTGGCCACGGCCTCAAAATCTTTACAGACTTCTCTGACCCCGCTCCGAGAACCTCCACCGACATAGATCAGCGGGAGGTAAAGGAAATAAAAGATCGCAGGGACTTCAAAAAAGATCGCGGGGAGTACAACACCGTAATCACAGAAGAAGTCTGGCAACTGCTTACAGCGCAGGAGCAGGCAGACTACACCGATGCGTTTAATTTCCTGGGGGCAACCCGCATCATCCACGTCGTTGATGGGGTGGTGATCTAATGGCCCTTCCGACTACAGTAGTTCTTAGTACTGCGGTAAAAGGCTACCACCCCCCCGCTAAATCTAGCGGGGGAAATTTCTATGCTTTAGTACAGTCAGGTAGCGGTACTACTAGAACATTTGTATTTAAAGCCATTGACCCTTCTAGTAGTTGGACTATGCAAGATGGCGTGAACGCTCCAACAACTGGTGGTTCAGCTCTTCAGTGTTTAAGTACTGTGCTAAATGGGGATGTGATTCACTCAGTAACTATTCGAGACAGCGCGTTAATAGAATATCACTCCTTCGATATGGCTACGGATAGTTGGGTTACAACCAATGAACTTGTAGCTGATGTGTCTGGGATGGTATCCCCTGATGCTATTATTCGTTGGTGCTCCATTGCTTATCGAGCCGGAGCCACTAATGAACTTGTTGTGGCAGCTAGTAGCATCCCTGATGCAGATATGGGATCAAACTACGAAAGGGTAGATTTTTGGCACAAGGACAAAGATGCAACTAGTTGGACTGGGCCTGTTTCTCTTGATGCTAGTGTGGTGGCTAGGAGTGAGGTACAACCTCAGTTAGTATTAGGAACCGGTGACAAGATACATGCTGTTTGGGGTATTACAGATCAAGCACAGACTGTTAGCACACTAGATTCCAGAGATGGACGAACGATAGCTACTGATAACACACTTAGTACACTCCAATCCTATGATCACCCAGATAATGAGAGTGGACTTTTAAGTCTATCAAACCTGATATCTTACGATGATTCTGGGACTCAAAAGGTTTATTTCACAATTAGCAGGGGTGCAAACCCACAAACTCATGTTTTTGCGGATGAGGATGGGTCTGGTAATCTGGGGACACTTAATGCTGTAGGAGGATTCAGCCCTTCCTCAGCTTTTCTCAATGGGGAAGTAGGAATTGTAACTAATGTTTCTGTAGGGAATGAGGTTAACGTTCTATATTCCCAGAACTCTGACCAAGATTTGTATAGTAAAGCTAATGTAGATGATGGATCGTCTTTTCCTTCTGGTGTTGAAGAACTCGATGCCGTAACAATCAACTTCATCTCTGCTACGGTCTACAACCGAGCAGGTTCCGATGTAATTGCTTTCCTCTATGATGATGGTGCAGGCACCACCAAATACAACGAGATAGCTCTTACCAATGCCCAGACAGTCTCTCCCACCGGTTTAAGCGTCCCTATCGGCCTTGGCTCCCTCTCTGTTCAGGTTGATCAAACAGTAACCGCCAGTGGTCTAGGAGTAAGCATAGACCTCGGTACTCTCACAATCGTCAATTCCGTGACAGCGACTGGCGTTGGAGTCTCAGTAGGCTTTGGCACAGCCCAGATTGATCAACAGATTCAGGCGACCGGCATCGGGGTATCAGTTGGTTTAGGCTCTCCCAGTACCGTCACAGCGGTGACAGCTACGGGGATCGGAGTTTCCGTAGACCTGGGCTCTCCTCAACTAGACCAGCAAGTTCAAGGAACCGGCCTTAGTGTAGTCACCGCCTTTGGCACAGCTAGCGTTAACCAAAATGTAAGCCCATCCGGTCTCGCGGTTACCATTGGCCTGGGTTCTCCGGCAGTACAGGAAACAGCCCTTTCAGTTGAGCCAACTGGTCTGGGGGTAGCAGTCGATTTTGGCTCCGCTTCAATCAACCAAAGTGTGTCTCCTGCAGGGCTAGGAGTAGCGATAGGCTTCGGGACCTTACAGCTAAACCAACAACTAGCTACCACTGGCATCAGCGTTCCTATTGGTTTCGGCTCTCCTCAAGTCAACCAAAGCATCATGCCATCCGGCCTCAGTATCCCTATCAACTTTGGCTCCCCTAACATAGGCGCTCAGACTGTCACCTCGAACGGTGTCAGCGTATCAATAGACTTTGGCACAGCCTCACTCAGCCAAGGGGTCTCGCCCAGTGGGCTAGGGATTTCGGTAGACTTTGGCACGCTCTCCCTCAACCAAACTGTACCGCTGAGCGGTCTCTCAGTCTCGGTTGCACTCGGCACGCCGCAGCTTAGCCACTCCGTTGCACCTTCTGGCCTCTCTGTATCTACCGATTTCGGGACTCTCCAGCTCAACCAGACTGTGAGTGCTGGGGACCTCAGCGTAGCAATCGACTTTGGCTCGCACAACGTTTCGCAGGGTTTCCAGATCCAGCCGACCGGTCTCGGGGTGTCGGTAGACTTCGGCATCCTGCAACTCAATCAACAGGTTAGCGCAACGGGCCTCTCCGTCACCACAGCGGTGGGCTCACTTCAAGCAAGCCACTCTGTCGCGCCAACGGGCCTCAGCGTGCCAATCGGCTTCGGCACTTTGCAACTCAACCAGCAGGTTACCGCAGGAGGCCTCAGCGTCTCCGCTGACATAGGCTCGCCGCGCCCAACTCATCTCGTCCAACCTTCTGGCCTCTCAGTCTCGACGGGCTTTGGCACCGCCCAACTCAACCTCGCGATCGCTCCAGCGGGTCTGGGCATCACTGTTGGTTTCGGTACCCTAGCTCTACAACTCTCTGTTCAAAGCGTCATCTCAAGTGGTCTCTCCATACCTACCGCAGTAGGCACCCCGACCATCAAGGGCTGGTTCCCAATCTCCACGGGAAGTGGCGAAACATGGGCTTCTGCTAGCACAGGCTCCTCAGAGAGCTACGCCTCTCCCTCCACGGGAAGTGGCGAGACTTGGACGCCCATCGACACGGGGGACGCGATATGAACACTCCAATGATCAGAATGAGATCACAGGCTGTTAGCTCCACCATAAAGCGCCTCCCAGATGGGCTCACCGAAGAAGCTGCAGTCATGGAAACTCTCTTTCACATAGTAAACAAGAAGAGCAGCGAAATACCCTTTAAGCTAAACTCCACCCAGCTAGAACTTGACCTCCATCTCACTGGTCGAGATCTCGTCCCCAAAGCTCGTCAAGAAGGAGTATCCTTCTACTTCCTCTATCGCTATCTTGCTGCCTGCCTTTGCAAACGCAATGTGAGAGCGGTAATCATATCCCACGATCGAGAAAGCACGGGGCGCTTGCTGAACCGCATAAAATTCGCCATTGAATCAATGGAAGGTCCCAAGCCTGTAATCAAAAACATGTCCGCCAATGAGATCACCTTCCCTAAAACCAACTCCATGATCTACATAGGAACCGCAGGTTCTCGTAAGTTTGGTCGCGGGGATACAATAACTCACCTCCACTGTTCCGAATATGCGTTTTGGGAACATGGCCTCGATCTCCTGCTGGGTCTTTTGCAGGCCTGCCCCCGGGGACACAGCGAGATCGCCATAGAAAGCACTGGCAACGGCGCAGGCAACGACTACCACAAACGCTGTATGCGCGCCGCTAGCGGGGGCAGCCAATGGACCCTACACTTCTTCAACTGGTTAGACTTCCCTGAATACTGCTGTCAACTCAGTGAGGAAGAGGCAGAAGACCTCCTAGCCAACCTAGACCCTCAGCTAGAGGAGCCCGCGCTGAGCGGCATACTGACTCCAGGCCAACTCCTCTGGCGTCGAGACGCCCTAGAAGAGATAGACTATGACCTGCCCAAGTTCCGCCAAGAGTACCCCATAACCCTAGAGGAGTGCTTTCAAGCCTCCGGCCACTCCCTCTTCACCCGAGTACTCTACTCTCAAGGTTGGCCTGCTTGGCAAGTCGTCGATAGCCACCTTCAAGCCCTGGAGAGCCACCCTCGCAAAGGCTGCGTGTACTCCCTCGGGGCAGACGTAGCTGCTGGGGTTGGAAAAGACCGCTCCGTGATCGAAGTCATCTGCGTGACGACCCAGGAACAGGTCGCCGAGTGGGTAAACGACCGTATAGAACCTGACTTCTTCGCTACAAAGATTGAAGCCTTGGGGAGATACTACAATGAAGCTTTCGTCACAGTCGAGTCCAATAACCATGGTATTGTTACTCTTGACGTCCTCATGGATAGCTACCCGATGGGGCTGCTTTATTCCTCCGGAACCCTTTCTGGCGATGGGGGCAGAGATCTTGAACCCTCCCTGGTGCGGCAAGGCTTTAAAACATCTCCCCGCTCTAAGCCCCTTCTTATTGGTAAGCTACGTAAGTACCTGGCCAAGACCATCACGATTTATTCCTCGGGGCTAAAAGGCGAACTAGATAGCTTTATCGAAAAGCCCACCGGGGCAATCGAAGCCGAGGAGGGTTGCTTCGACGACCGAGTTATCGCGATGGGCTGCGCTGTGTGGGGGATTGAACGCGCCTCTCTAATCATAAACGGCGAGTTCCAATCAGTCTCCGACCCAGCAGACGACCCTTTCTCCACAGATTACATAATCGCCAGCTTAGAGTCGAAGCGTTCCAGGAGTATAATCCGAGAACAACACTCAGTCACGGACTCCTTCAAAGTACCGCAACACAGGGGATAATATGAACATTTTACTGTTAACAAAAGATGGCGATGGCTTTAGCTTAGCCATGGCTCTCCGACAAAGCGGTAATGAGGTCAAATTCTGGACCAACAACCGTCGCCTAAACAACTTCGTTATGTCAGGGTTCCTCCCTAGAATATCCCTCTCCGAAGGTCTCAAATGGGCCGACCTCGTAGTAGCTGACATGGTCGGCATGGGAGCGATGCGCCAGAAGATCGACAAGCGAGGAGTGCCCCAACTAGGCCTCAACTTAGCCGCTGACGCGATGGAACTTGATAGGGCTCGCCAAATGGAGCTCCTCGATAAAGTTGGCATAGAAACTCCTCCAACCTATCGCTTCGACGACCCTACAGAAGCTTTACAAATCCTAAGCTTTTTCAGTTCCCCTGGCTACGTCATAAAACCTTCAGGCAATCTCAACACCGCCAAAACTATGCTCGCTGAAGATGAGCAGTCCTACACCTGGGCTCTCGATCAATTCGCGGTCGATCAGCAACTCATCGTACAAAAGATAGTTCGCGGCGTAGAGGTTTCCACAGAGGGCTGGTTCAACGGCAAGGACTGGTCACACTTCAATCACACCTTTGAAGAAAAGAGATTCCTCACAGGCTCACTAGGCCAAAACGTAGGCTGCATGGGCAACGTAGTTCTTCAAGGCACCTCAAATTCTGCGCTCAGCCAGAACCTGCAAAAGCTGACCGACTTCCTACAGCGCGCTAAGTATAGAGGACCAGTTGACCTAAACACTATAGTGAACGACAATGGTCCAAACGCACTAGAAATTACTCCTCGTCTAGGCTACGACGCCATAGAGGCTCTTTGGGCAATGAGTGACCGACGTAAATTTAGCGAATTCCTCTGGGGCATAGCTTCAGGTCGTGACACACCTTTGGCACTGGACTACCAAGCCGGCGCTGCTGTTCGACTCTCCCTTCCTCCATATCCTATGTCTGAACCAACCTCAGAAGATCGAGGACTTCCAATCTCCTTCTCCACTGAACCTCTCTGGAGCGATGCTTACAAAGACCGAGATACCATCTACTGGGCTGCTTTCGACGGCGTCCTCGCTAAAGCAGTTGGATTCGGGGACGACCCGCATGAAGCGATAACTGAGGCGTACCGAGTTGTCGAGGGTGTGACAGCAATGAACCTCCAATACCGCACTGACATAGGCAAACGGGTTCCGAACGACCTCCTGACGCTTCAAAATCTAGGAGCCTTCTAATGAGCATGGAAGGTTATATCCGAAAAAATCTCGATACAGCTTGGTGGATTGAACAGATCAAGGCAGGCGAGGAGTATCGTAAAGTCGCAGCCTACCAAGCTCACTGGGCTAAATGGCGAGCCTTCTATCGTGGTCAATGGCGCTCCGATATAATGCCCGTAAACCTCTTCTTCAGCATGCTGCGTTCAACAGTCCCTAGAATATACTTCCGCAACCCTACAGTCAGCATTACGCCGGGCAAACCGGGCCTTCTCTACATGGCCTTCGCTCAGATATTAGAGCGCACCGACAACAAGCTTATCAGGCAGATGAAGCTCAAAAACCATATGAAGCGTGCCATACAAGACGCATTCCTCTTTGGTACAGGAGCGATAAAAGTAGGCTTCGGGGGTCAATACACCCCCTCACCGAGCTTCGACCCAGATTTCGATAACTACGGTCTGGACAACAAGGGCAACCTAACTGAATACCTCAGTACCACGGCTCCCAACATGCCCTGGGTATCAAGACTCCCCCCAGGCAACTTAGTTACTCCCGCTGGCCTAATGAGCTTCGATGAGACTCCTTGGCTAGCTACCGAAATCGTCCGTCCCCTAGATGACGTCCGCAGGGATCCTCGACTCATTGGGACTAGAGACCTCACAACCTTCTTCGTCGAAGACACCAAACTTTACGGTGTCCGTAGAAGGCGCAAAATGGTAAGGATGTACGAAATCAGGGATTGGCGCACTCACCAAGTCGCTGTGATAGCCCCGGACAAGAACGGCAACAAAGTACTCTTTAGCGGCTTCGATGAGTTTCAAATCGTAGGTATGCCAATACTCCCCCTAATCTTCAACGAAGACGACGAGTATTGCTGGGGACTGCCAGACTCTCAAATCATCGAGCCTTACCAACTAGAAAGCAATGAGCTTCGCACCCAGATCATGAAACACAGGAGACTTGCTATAGCAAAAATCCTCGCGCGCAGAGGAGCTATTCGTCCAGAGGAGCAGCAAAAACTGGTCAGCGAAGACGTCCTCCCTGTAATAGAGGTCGAAGGAGACCCGCGCATAGTAATAGACAAAATGCAGGCAGCGAACATCCCGCAAGACCTCATCCTCGATAAGCGAGAAATCGAATCCGACATACGGGAAGCTGTAGGTTTCTCCCGCAATCAACAGGGCGAGTTCAACAACCGCGACAATACCACCGCTACAGAGGCTCGTATTGTACAGGCTGCCACCGACATCCGCATAGATGAGCGCCGTGACATGGTAGCCGACCTCCTCACCAGCACAATAGAACATGTAAACACCGTCATCTTCAACCATTGGACTCAAGAAGACGTAGTGAGAGTGGTAGGCCCAGGAGGCGTCCCAGTATGGGTACAATTCCAGGGTAACCTCCTCAAGGAAGGTCACTACCACGTCAACGTGGACCCCGACTCGGCTCTCCCTGAAACTCGCGAGTTGCGAGAGCAGAGAGCCGCTCAGCTATACCAATTCCTCTCCACTAACCCTTTAATCGACCCGGTTAAACTAACCCAGTACCTCCTCAGCGAAATGCGAGGTACAGCCTTCGACGATCTCATGTATCAACTCCCTGGTGTAGGCTCCGATGGTCAAGTGGTAAGCCCCGGCGGATTCGCAAACATGATAGGGCAGTCAATCCAAAGCATCCCACAACAGGGAGTCAACCCTCCTAGAGGAGCTGCCTAAATGCCTCTCTATGTCTATAGCTGCCCCTGTGGTTACGAATGTGAGGAGATTCGCAAGATTGCACAGCGCCATGATCCCACCTCATGCCCTCGCTGTGACAACGAATTGCACTTGAAAATCGTCCCCCCTAAAATTCACCTTTGGAGACCGCTCGAACTAGAACTGGAAACTAACAAGCCTAAGACCTACAACTCCAAGGCTGAACTAGTCGAGGACTGCCGACGACTAGGTAAAATCATGCCATTCCACGACATAACAGGAGATCCCAAACGTGAGTACTAAAAGCCCTCCACAATGCCGTATCGTTGTCACGGTTACGGATACCGATATCCAAGTCACATTCAGTGACTGGCTAAAGGTAAACCCCAAGAAGCTCGATCGCATCAGGGATATGATGGGAAAAGCTTGGCGACGTGAACGCGCCAAGGTAGTACACGAAGACCGCGTAGCGAAATCCAAAGCGGAGCGAGAAGCCCACAGCCTGGAAGTAATCGACTAGGCTGTGATCAAAATGTGATCACTGGAGAAACAAAATGGGATTCTTTAATAAACCTCAAGATAAACCGCCCACTTCCACTAGCCCAACCAACGACGACCTCAAGCAACTGATCGAGGCTCTCCCCAATGCTATTGCTCAAAGTATGGCGGCCAGTATGGGTCCCGTAATGCAGAAATTGCAGTCTGGAAACCATGCGCCAGCTCCTGTTCCAGCCCCAGCTCCCAAAGAAGAGCCGCTGCTCCCCGAAGGCACAGATCTCAATGACATGGATAACTCTCAGCTATTCCAGTTGATGATCAAAGCCGTCGACCACCAACTCAATAAAGCTGGGGAGCTCGTACAGCAACGCCTCGAAGGCATCAACAATCAGTTGACTACAACCGGTCTTCAGACTCGCGTCAAGGAAGTAGCCAAAGAAAACCCAGATTTCATGGCCTACCGAGAAGTCATGGGCTCCCTCGCTCAGCGCTATCCCTCCCTTGACCCTCTCGATCTCTACAACTTGGCCAAAAGCAAAGCGCCTGAAATTGGCCAACGCCTGGCAGCCGAGAAAGAAGAACAGGAAAAGGCCGCTCGATCCACTAACGTCCTCTCCTTCGGCGGCCTGACCCCAACCAGCGGGTCCTCAGCCACTGACACCGAAGACATGGACTTCAAGGATGCCTCAGCCAAAGCCTGGGATGAAATTATGAAGGACATTCCCGGAGAAATTATTGGGGGAGGAAACAACTAACACTGTGGGGGGACCATTCACACCTCCCCCCATAACTTGTTATTCTTAGATAAACCGGCAATAGGAGCCGAGGAGCAGAAACCATGGCCGCAGTGCATAGTTTGACAGAAGCTCTCGACAACCTCTACACGACTACATGGCAAAACATGAAGTCAGAGGCTATCGACAACATCTTTGACGCCACGCCATTTTGGTTTTGGCTCAAAGAACATGGCCGCCTCAAGACAGTTGAAGGTGGTCGCTTCATAACAGAACCCCTCCGCTACGCCAAGAGCGAGCGTGTCCAATTCATCGGTCGAGGCGGTACCGTAAACCTCGATCGCAACGAATACCTGACCGTCGCCGTCTACCACTGGAAGTACCTCGTCGATTCCATTGTACGCTTTGGCGTTGACGACCAGAAGAACCGGGGCAAAAATCAGATCATCAACCAGATGCAGTCCGACCTCGACCTGTCGAAAGACAGTCTGGTGGACAAGATGGAAGAAACCCTGTTTGCCGACAACACCAACTCGCTCAACTTCCTCGGTCTCCAAGACCTTGTGCAAGACGATCCAACCTCCAACGAAACGGTCGGTGGCATAAACCAGTCTACCAACACCTGGTGGCGCAACAAGACGGTTGACATGACCGGCGAGTCTTTCGCTGCTTTCGGCCTCGCTCGCATGCGAACCCTGTTCAACAACTGCGGGAACAATCGAGCCTCCGACTTCCCAGACCTCATCGTCGGTGGGCAAACCCCATACGAACGTTACGAGGATACAGTCGAAGAACAGAAGCGTATCGTTAACAAGACCCTTGGTGATGCCTCCTTCGAGAATATCGAATACAAGGGCGTGCCGATGATCTGGTCTCCTCAGTGCGCCAATACCCGCATGTACATGTTGAACACCAAACATATGAACTTCACTTACGATCCGATGATGTTCTTCGACATGACCGAGTGGAAACCAATCCCAGACCAGGTTAACGACCGCGCTGCACAGATCGTCACCGCTGGTGAACTCGTCACTGGCCGGCGTCGTGTCCACGGCGTGATCTTTGGCCAAGACACGGACTAATTGGAGACCAAACTATGAGCCAGCAAACTCCGGGAACAAGTGCCAAAGGTATAAAGAAAATCTTTGCCACTTCCCTCACTGAAACCTCAACGATTGATCTCGAAGGGGTCGGTGCGATTCGACGCGAAGGCCAGAAAGCCTACAAATGGGTCAAGTATAACGCTGGGGCAGGCTCTGTCGCAGCCGTAGCCGGCAACGTAGTTTACTACTACGGGGTCAGCGGCGACGCTGTAACAGGTGGCTACGAAAACTCCGAAGTCACGATGGACCTGACCGATGCCTATATGGGTGCCGGCGTCCTCCAAGCCGTCATCGCAAATGGCAGCTATGGGTGGGTTCAGGTCCGCGGCCCCGCTACCCTGACCACAGCTCTCACAGCTGGCGCTGACGGCAATGCCCTTACCCACGTAGGTGCCACTGACGGCACCCTCGATGTGAGTGCCCTGGTGACAGACGCTATCGTCGCTTTTGCAACCGACATTTCGGCGAAGAAAATCGTCTGTATGTTCCCGTACTAAGGAGGTGACAGATGGCCGCCTATGCAGCAACAGTTGTCTCCCCTTTGCGCAAACCTCTCAAGCTGTTTGCCAAAGACCCGGGGGTAGAAATCTACTATGGAACAGTAGACATCACCAACTACAACACGACCTCCGCTGAGATCACCGCAATCACAGGGAAGTTCCGCTCCGCTCCGGTGGTCATAGTCTCCGGGGTAAGTGACAACGGTTACGGCTGTCGTTGGGACGCCACAGACAAATCCATACATGCCTATACCTACGACTATGATGCTGGGGCAGATGGCGCTGCTATCGAGGCCTCCAATGACACCGATATCGGGGTTGTGCACTTTATCGCTGTAGGTCTTGGCTAATGATGGAGAACCTCTATGGGCACACTTACTGTGGCCGACCTGAAAACGGAGGTCAAATCTTTTCACGGAAATCGAACTGACCTCGATAGTCGTCTCGTCCGCTTTCTAAACTTCGCTCAAATCCGTATAGCTCGGGCCTATTCCTGGCCCGAGTTCGAGAAGCAGGCAACTGCTACCGGCTCCTTTGTTAACGACCTTACGGATAGATTCATAACCCTCCCGAGCAATATACGCTCGGTTAGGTCATTTGTCTTAGAGGACACCTCTCAATCCCATAAGTTGGCTTACAAAACCCCCCGCGAGTTTGATCGCCTTTACAGCGGCACTCGGCATAGCTCCAAGCGTCGTCCAGTTTATTATACCCGCTGGCAAGAAATCGCCGAAGTCTCCCCGGTACCAGATCAAGCCTACGACTACGAAATCCGCTACGTAGTATGGCCTACTGATCTGGTCAACGATGGAGATACTTCAGACCTGGACCGCAAAGACGAACTTCTTATTTTGCTCGCTGCCTCAATTATGCACCACTCCCTAGGGAATACCACCAAGGGGCGAGACCTCTTTGGAATGTTCGCCAGACTGATTGAGGAAGCTGCACGGGATGAATCCGTCGAGCCTGACAGTGAAATCATGGCAGCAGTGAACGATCAGGGAAGGATTGAAGAGTACTGGACGAATCCATTTATTAACGGGATGCCGCGCTAATGGCAACTTTTACCAATACCTGGAACGCGACATTTGAGTCGCTGCCTCCTGATACTGGGGAGAACGCCTCTTTGGGTGCCTCTCGAATTAGGGCTCACAAATTGGGAGTCCGAGAACGCCTCGAAATAGATCATTCATGGGCCGGTGATGCCCATGACGGGAAGCATAAAAAGGCGACCTTGAAACCTCAAGGGAGCGATCCAACGCTGGAAACTGGTGACGGAGCTATCTATAGCAAGACTGTAGCGACCATCGCGGAGATGTTTTACAAGGACAGCGACGGCAACGTCATTCAGTTGACTAGCGGGGGGTTTATTAATGCTCAGGATGCAGAAACTCTCGATGGGTTGGATAGTACCGCTTTCGTGAGGAGCGACATAGCAGATGCTGTCGCTGGAGTCCTAACATTCAACGCCATCCCGGCGTTCAATGGAGGTACCACGGGATCCACCGCCCCCTTCACAGTTGATAGCACGTTTAAGGTAACAAACCTCAATGCAGACCTGTTGGATGGGCTCAATGAAAGTGACTTTGTAAGGAGCAACGCGAGCGACACCGTGTCTGGGGTCCTCACATTCAGCGCTATCCCCGCGTTTAATGGAGGCACCTCAGGCAGCACCTCTCCCTTCACTGTTGACTCGACGCAGGTAGTCCCCAGCCTCAACGCCGATTTGCTAGACGGCAGCCACGCTAGTGCATTCTTAGGGGTTGGCGCTAAGGCTGCGGATAGTGAACTCCTCGACGGTATTAACAGTCTTCAATTCCTCCGTAGTGATGTTGATGATACATTTAACGGAACCCTGGATATTACAGGCAAGTTAGCGGTTGGGTCATCTACCAATAACAACCAACTTCATGTGTTCAGTGGGGGAAATTTCGGTACTGATGGGGAGACTAACAGCGGCATAACTATTGAAAGTTTTCAGCCAGCATTAAAGTTACTTGATAGATCCACTGGTGCGGGTTCAGCCCTTATAGGGATGGATCAAAGTATCTTAAAAATCTTCGTAGATGCTGATGTTGCCGATGGCACTATAGGGCAGGCATCCACAACCACTGATACGCATGTTCTCAGTATCACAGAAGGTGTTTCTAACTTCTTAAATACACTACAAAACAACGGTAGCCGAGTCCTCACCGTTGCAGATGAAGGTGCTGGTAATGGCTTAGATGCTGACTTACTAGATGGTGTTGATAGCTCCAACTATGCCAGGACAGATATTGCCGCCGAGATATTTAAAAATACTGCCGGGACTACGATAGTAACATCTGAAGGTGGTGCTGGTTTCGGTTCTTTCTTCGCTAAAGGATCGGGTACAACTGACGCACATTACTTCCTGGGTAATATCACCAGCGGGGAAACAGGTAGAATCACCGCCAGTGACTCAGGTAAGTTAACGTTACGTGCTCCATTGGCGACTGGGACTATTAGTTTCCAGACAGATGGGGTGACCGAAAGACTTCGTATAGACAGCGGGGGTAATATAAATGTAGGAACCATTTCTCAAGTAATAGCT